ATCCTCGTCTTCGGCATGCTCATGATCAGCATACCTAACGAACCACCATTTCCTTAAAGTCAAAATGGCTTTTGGAACGTTATAGCATTGATTCTTATAAAGAGGACTTATGACAGCATCAGGGTAGTTCATGAAAGCTTGTAGGCTAGCTGGTCTAGACACTTGATTATTAGGATTCATGGCAGCCATCAGGTCGCCGGTAGCGGTGGTTCCAGTCCTAGTTAGGAACATGAAACACAATCGCTGGAACTTATAATTAGTGTATAGCCGGGCGTATCTGGAGCCATAGGGGAACATTTCAGGATTTCCAACATTCACCTTTTTATCCAAGAAGTAGTCCCAAGTAGTGGGGACACTAGCTTCAGCAAACATTTCACAATGTCTTAAGCAAAAGTGTCCTTCCTTGTCAATGTACTTGACTGGACGTCCTACTTTGAAACCACTTCCGTAGGCGGCTGGAAGACCAACTTCAAGACTTGAAGTTGGTGCAGGAGCGAGAGCGGTTCCCACAATGCCAACGCCACCTCCAGACTTCTTTGATCTACGTTTTTGCTTTGGCACAACGGTTGGGCCAGGTCTCTTATCGAGGCTAGTAATAAATTTTCCAACATCTTTGCCGATGTTGGCGACACCTCCAACGACTTGTTCAACGTCGGATATGAGATTTGGGGATTTGCGCTTTGATTTGCTTTTACGTTTTCCCATTGATTCATGAGAGAATTTAAATTGCTAGAAAGTTAACGATAATATGAATTGCGATTTCACGTTACCGGGCCTCCAGGTTCACTGTGCGCCAAACAGGATCCGATGCGGTGGACGGCATATTTACCACTTCAGGACACCGGGGAGTTACCTTTTTAAACTACCATTCTGGAACATCAACTGCACGCAACGCCTCAAAGAAAAGAGAAACATTCAGAGGTGCTGCGTCATAGCAGACTCGTGGTTGAGTCCAAGTATCTATCCAAGATAAAGTATCTCTATAATCGGCGTAAGACACTTGGTACCTACAGAGAAAGAAGTTTAAAGTACAATCATCTGCCGGTCTGCTGCAGTCTGGGCGAGGCTTCCACTCCTCGAAGTACGTCACAGCCTCTAGACGATGCAAAATTTGAATTAACCTAATGCATATTTGACTCAATACCGGAACAAAATGGGCTGAAGCTAGAAAACATTCTGCTATTCCTTTCAGAACAGAGAGCTCTTTCCTAGCTTGAGGTCTCAACGGGATAAAAGATTTCGCTAAAACACGACCCGGCTTGGGACCAAATTGATACCCTTCTGAGTTTGGCCAAAACAAATTATTACAAAACTCAGGTTGTTCTCGGATATGAAATTTAGAAAGGTCAAATCCTGCACTATTATAAACGGGTTTTGACAGAGCTGCATAAAATACTGCAGCTTCGTCAGTGGTCATTATCAATATGTCATCGCCCTGTATTAGTATCGAACACCGACGATCTTTAGGGAGCAAATTGTTTGAGCGGAAGATCAAAGTAGTCACATGGACTGCACAAGCCGCATTATTCAAGAAATTTCCAACAGATGTATTATTACACCCTGTGGCTCTAGTGCCTGTCACGACTACCTTTAGTCCTCCCTTTGTGTATATGACTTTAGTAATTTGATTGTCTAGGGCTGTTTTAAGATCAGTTAACCCCAGAAGTCTATAAACACCAAACTCGAACAATAATGCTTCCACTGATACGCCGGTGTCCCACCTACTCACATCTAATTCCACTGCGACATTTAAACCAACCTCCAAACACATCTCGTACCAATTTGATAATTGTCTTGCAGTCATGCCTGCTGCATACACCAAATTAATAGGTTCAGAAAAATTGGGACGAAAATACTTTGCGAAATGCTTGGATATGGAGTATATCGGGGGTCCTGTGAGTTTTTGGTAACCAATTGTCGTGCTTTGTATTAAACGAGGAGCCCAACCTTCTGGATCTTCTTTTAAGATATGTTCAACTTTACAGAAGGCTTTATAGGGATCTCGCGCGTAGGTATAAAGATCTCCCAAGCCCTGAGTCTCCAAAATTCGGCGGCGACTCGATTTAAAATGAGCAATCCATTCATCCAAGGAAAACCATTGGACAGGAATACTTCTCAATCGAGTAAATTGGGGCAATATATGAAACGTTTTCGAAATTGCATCCCAAACACCAGTTCTTGGACGGAATTTTGGAACTATATGACGGCTTGTTAGACCATTTAACTCATTATGTATGCAAGAGTGCAAGACCCTGGGAAATTTGGTCCCATAATGAGGCCCACACAAACAAAGTACAGGCAAAAGATTACAATCTCGATCTCCATCATATGGTGGTATCCTGATAGCTAGAGAGTCAGGGGCATTGTCATGTTTCCTATATTTAAAGCACTCATCATAAAGCCACAGAGTGCAGGGCAACATGTACCACAGATAAAGAAACCAGTCAACGAGATGAACATTTTCAGAGGCAGCGGTCTCCGGATCAAAGGCCAGAGACTTCGATACTAATACACCCAAGAGAAAGCAAAAGACTAAAGCTTCGTACCCTTTGAGCGCCCGCATCAACGAGTACAACAGCAATCCAAACCATGAATTTACGAACCAATCAGCTAGCTTGTAAAACGAACAATGCAATTCAGGTTTAGTGCCCTCGATCAAATAATTATTCACTATATCTACGTCGGGGCTATGTCTAGTCACTATGGCGATAGCCTTCGCTTCGCGATGTACCGCCTCTAGAAAGCCTGCAGCTGCGACACTCTGAACTAAGCGCTGTGCATAAGGAGTTGGGATTGACTCATTGGCCAAAGCTGTGCGCGCAAACCCAATACAAGCTTTGAAACTTGATTTGTCTCTCGGCGCGCCACTTACCTTGGCACTGACCTCTAAGACGGATGCCATCGGAATAACTTCCAAAGGTCCATCTTCAAATTGAAAGAGGATTTGGTCACGAAGAGGATAACAAGCTTTAAGCAAATTGTCCCCCTCTACCCATTCTCTAAATCCGTGAAACATAGGCAAAGTACAATGATCACGGTTCTTCTTCGTGCGCAAGTCCAATGGTTCGTACAAACTGAGTGCATGTTCAGATGGTGCCTTCAGACGGATTATTTCGTCCAAAGGAGTTGTTACAAAGCGTAAAACTTCCAATGGGCTGACTGGATTATCCCATACAGTGAAGTCACTTTGCCATGTCAAACTACCTGTGGGCAACTTATAACTGGTTTGCATCACCCAATCATAATTGTTTTGGTACATACTACCATCATTGAGGTAGACATTAACAGTACCATAAGCGTCTCTCTTAAACCTCCCCTGGCCCTTTAAATCTCCATAAGCAGAATAAAATATGTAATTAAGGGAGAACACGGTGCCAAAAGAGTTATAGAAATACGCTATATCCTCAGGCTTCACAGAGGACAAACTGAATGAAAGGACTAAAGCTTTAACAGAGTTACCAAGTCGCTCATAAGCACTTCGAGCATGGACACAACACCCATCTTTCCAACTGACCAAACTGCAATGGCAATATTGTTTCTCTTTATGGGCAGCATAGAGATCTTTCCGAAGGTAATCTTTGTTGCAAATTAAAGGACAAAGATACCAGATATCAGCACGTTCTCTATGTCTCGCTGGGCTTGACCCAAGAAGCAAAATTAAACCACCTCCTCGCCGCTGATCAATCCTTCTCAAAATTTCTTGTTCACCACGAAGACGATCAGAAGCTAGTTGGTCATGTGCACTGCAAGACTGCTTTCTCTGATTCCCAGAATCCTCCATTCTGGTGCCCTTAGGAGCAGAAATTTTTGGTTTTACACCTAAGGGAATCCACTTAGATAGTGGACGACGAGAGGATGAGGTTGGACCACCCTGTGAGAAGGGGGGTCCAGATGGAGTTGGCAACGGTAGACCGCTAGACGTTGCCTTAGACATTAAGGTCTTCCCAAACATCAACCGTAATATATC